CAGAAACCCATCGATGCATTGTATAGTGGCAACTATCTCATTACCGCTATTCGCCATAAGCTCGACAGAACTAAATATGTGTGTATATTAGAATTGTCAAAAGATTCATTAGTCACCCCTCTCCCCACACCAGTTGAAGGAAATCCAACCGTGAACACATTGAGGAGATCGTAATGATTGACGCAAACTTGGGGGTCCATTTTATTTGGTGGGTGGGTGTTGTAGAAAATCGCAACGATCCTAAACAGGTGGGGCGTTGCCAAGTCCGTATTGCAGGATCACATACCGATCAAAAATCTGTATTACCAACTGACTCTTTGCCTTGGGCCCAACCTTTGATTCCCCTTAACGACACTTCATCTCTTCAAATCAAAGAAGGGGATTATGTGGTGGGATTCTACATGGATGGAGTTAATGCTCAGGTTCCAATTATCGTGGGCATTTTGCCAGGTATTCCAGCGCAACTGCTAAACCCTGCGGTGGGATTTTCCGATCCTCGTACTGGATCATCCTTATCGGGAGCCCCGCGTACACCTAAGACATTATCGGTTTCATCGGGGGGATCGAGTGTGTCGATCAGTGACAATCAACCAACTCGATATCCCAATCGTTTGAAGGAACCCACATTTTCTCGGTTATCCCGTAATGAAAAGATCAGCCAAACGGCGATCCAGTTTAAAAAGGATTCGGTATTCAAGTCAATTCCGATTGCCGCAGGTGGGACATATGATGAACCACCGACCCCCTATGCAGCGCAGTATCCTTATAACCGAGTGATGGAAACGGAGTCTGGACACATTCTAGAATTTGATGATACACCTGGAGCCGAGCGCATCCACATTTATCATCGTTCAGGGACATTCGATGAGTACCATCCAGATGGGACCAAAGTCACGCGCATTCATGCAGATGCCTATGAAATCGTCTTGTCTGATAAACATGTCTTTGTGAATGGTGATCTTCATATTACATCTAAGAATAATGTGAATATCAAGGCTGGAAAGAGCATCCAACTGGAAGCGGGAGAAAATGTCTTGATTAAGGCGGGGCAGATGTTTTCCAGTCAAGCAACTGCCAGCCAGTCCCATTTTACCGCAGGACCAATGAGTCTGAATGGCATCCCCATGAATCTTAATGGACCGCCCACTGCACCATTGGGAGCACCGTCATTGCCTATTGCAGTTCCGACAAGCACAACATTTACAGCGGAGGTTGTGACACCATCTATGGAAACACCAGGAAACCAGACGTTAGCAGAACGACCGGGAGCGAATGTTAGCGAAGTAAAACCTAATGTGTTGAGTGTACCAGTGGAGACACCAACCGATATCCCGGCGCCAGCCAATACGGTTCCGCAGCAAGTTCAATCGATGACGGAACAAGAAGGTGCAGATATTATGGTTCGTGCGTTGAATAGAGCAAAAATCACTGATCCAACTCAACGAGCTGCGATTTACGCTCAAGCCTATCATGAATCGGGAGGCTTTAAGAGATTGACTGAGAGTATGAAGTACACGCGAGAAGGATTGCTCAAGACATGGAAGAAATACTTTACTGAATCAAATGTCGATCAATATGTCCGACAGGATGCTAAGATTGCCTCACGCATTTACGCCAATCGTATGGGTAATGGCACAGAGGAATCTCAGGATGGATGGACCTATCGCGGTCGTGGATTTATCCAATTAACAGGGAAAGCAAACTATTTGGCGGTGTCTCGTAACTTTAATAAGGATTTTGTGTCCCATCCAGATGCCGCAGCAATTCCAGAGACTTCCGCAGACATTGCCGTATGGTATTTTACTAAGGGACCAAGTGGGCGGGGCTATGTGGGCAGCTATTCGGATGTGACCGCAGTGACCAAATATGTGAATGGGGGATTGAACGGATTAGCAGATCGACAAGAATTGTTTGCTGAAGCAAAAACCAATTCGTCAGTCACCACCTTTAATACGGCATTGGTGTAATATGGGTGCTCCATTAGGTATCGTTCGCATGGGGGTTGATGTGTGTTCAGGACATGATGGGTTTAATCCCCGACCCGCCATCACTGGTTCCATGACGGTGTTTGTGGATGGGATTCCCCTGGTTCGTTCAACAGATGCATGGGGTCTACATACTGATGGCATGACGGTTCATCAAGGACAGAGTGCGATTGGGTCCATGACCGTGTTTGCTGATGGATTGCCAGTCATGAGGGCGATGGACACGATTACGTGCGGGTCTATGTGTGCAATGTCTTCTTTGACTACATTTGCGGGGTAACTATGGCTTTCGATCTAGATTTCAGTCACGTTCCAACTATTGCAGGAATTCCCACGACACCAACAGTCACCTCCGGTGTATCTGCGAAATCCGTTGATATTATGAACCGATTTACTTCGGACCCTGGCAGTCTGTTTCAAAATCCATTGACGAATGCGTATAATACGTTCGGGGGAAGTGTGACGCGACTTGAAACGGCATTTACCCAACTTTCCACCGGGGAATTGGTCAGTCCATCCATTTCGGCGAATCAAGCACAAGAATTTCTTGATGCAGATGGATTTGAAGCCTCTCGTTCTGCTATCGGAAATTTGATGATGCATGTCAATCGTTTGTCGGGAGTTACCAAGAGTTTCGGACTGGATCAACCTGGATTAAAGGATATTCTCTCCATTGGAATGCAGATGCAGAACATGATGACGCTCTTGAATTCCGCGAGAGGATGTATGGGGGTCTTAGGTGGAGCCACAGGACTCTTTTCTGAAGATTCCATCAATAATCAAGCCAATAAAGTAGCGGAGATACTAAACCGAGTGACTGGGGGTATAGCTACTGTGGCGGATGTGGCTGAGACGCTTCAAGTTGCCGCCAATACGTTTTTGGGGATTATTGATAAAGACTCTTTATTTTTGCAGAGTTGCATCAATCAACTGCAAACGGCCGCCGTGGGAATGGCGATGGAAGCTATCAATAGCAACCCTTGTGGGCATTTTATTTTTGAACAGATTTCCAATCGAAATCCAGGTGGAATTTTGAATGTGCTCGGTCAGCCTATTGCCAAAATATAACGTATAAATAGACAGATACCACACTAAAGGACTTTTATGGCAAACAGTGCATCGACCGTCATCTATCAAGACCTTGACTTGAATTTCGGCATACATCCTGTTCGGAAGGATCTAGTTCCCCGAAGAAACGCCGAAGCGGTGATTCGTGCGGTCGTCAATCTGATTCAAACGAATCACTACGAAGTTCCGTTTCATCCAGAAATTGGCTGCAACATTCGGAAGCTCTTGTTTGAGAACATTTCAGAATTCACGGCTAGGGATATTTCGCGGTTTATTACAGAAACGATTACAAACTTTGAGCCGCGAGTCACGATTCAATCGCTTGTGGTCAGTCCAAATATCGACTTGAATGCCTATAATGTTCGTTTGTCGGTGTTTGTTGCAACTCATATCAATGCGGTCACAGTAGATTTCCTCTTAAAAAGGATTCGTTAAATGGCTGAGAAACTTATCATCACCGAATTAGAATTTGAAGCAATCAAATCGTCATTGAAGTCTTTTCTTCAGACGCAATCCACCTTCATTGACTACAACTTTGAGGGATCGGGGTTATCCGTACTTATCAACCTTCTTGCGTATAACACCTACTACAATGCCTATTACATTAACATGTTGGCGAATGAATTATTCATTGACTCTGCTCAAGTACGCAATTCTCTACTCTCTCATGCGAAGGCATTGAATTATACACCGGTCTCTCGCCGCGCCGCGCAAGCGACCGTGAATGTAGTGGTCACACCTCCAGGGGGCAATACCCAGGCGGTGCTGACATTGGATCGATTTGTGGAATTCCAGTCAGAAGCCATTGACGGCGTGAACTATACGTTTGTGACGTTAGGTGCACAAACTGCTTATAAAGAGAATGGTATGTTCACATACCGTGATGTAAAATTGTACGAAGGGGCTCCACAGACAACGACCTTCACATACAATAATGTCACAAATCCAGCATCACAATTTGAATTGCCACTGGACACAATCGATACGAGCACATTATTGGTGACCGTTCAAGAGTCTGATGTCAATACATTTTCGGAAGTCTATACGTTATCCACAGAAATCACAGATTTGACCGCTAACTCAAAGGCGTATTTCTTAAGCCCTACGACCAGCAACAAATACCAAATTGCGTTCGGTGATGGACGAGTTTCTAAGGCCCTATCGAACGGCAACATCGTGATCGCCACCTATATTGCGACGAGTGGTGTAGACGC